TAATAATGAAATTATCGATATTTTTAGTAAGAAAAATGATATATATTTTAATATTAAATATATAAATAACTTAAATAATGAAGTAGATGAATCTAATGAAGTAGATGAAGTAAATGAAGCAAATGAAGCAAATAAAGTAAATGAAGTAAATGAAGCAAATGAAGTAAATGAAGTAAATGAAGTAGATAAATCTAATATTTTTAATAAATCGAATGAATATAATAAAAAAATAATTAATAATAGTATTGATGATTATGGTATTGATGATTATATGAATAATAAAAATATATATATACTTGAAAATAATATATTTTATTGTCAAGAATATTATAATAAAAATATTAATAATAATAAAAATTATTGTTATGATATTGATTTAAAACATAATAATAATGAAAACTTATTTTTTAATTATTCTATATATAATCCAAATTATTTAGATATAAATAATTATCAATTATATAAAAATAATTATATTATTGACAAAAAAAATTTATTAAATAAATATTTTAATGTTGATTTAGATATTGATTTGGAATTAGATGTTCATAAAAAAAAGATTTTGACATTAAGTGAATGGGGGTATCCAGCTTTTGGAGGAGGTGAAAATTGGTTATTAAATTTATCTAAAATATTTAGTGAATTAAATTACGATGTTTATTTAATATGTTTTAGCAATGGATTTAATGGAAAAAGTTTTACTAAAACAGAAATTATTGATTTATCTTATGTTAAAATTATTCAAATGGAATATAATTTATATAAAATTACAAAGATGGTTAAATACATGAATCCAACTATAATCAATCATCAAGGAATAAAAAGAATTGAATTTATGAAAATAGCAAATGTATTAAATATACCATTTATAAGTGGATATTGTTTTTGGAATAATATTATAAAACAAACATATTCTAATGTAAAAATATTAGAAAATAATTCTATTGAAAAAGATAATTCATTTGATTATATAAATAAATATAGTTATGTATATGCTGCTTCAAATTTTGTAAATGATGTTATTGAAAAATATTTTCAAAAAAAAATAAATGTTATTGAAACAATTTCATTAAAAGATGATTATTATGTAGAATTAGACAATAAAAATAAATATGTATCTTTATTAAATTGTCATCATAATAAAGGAGGTTTTTTAATAGTTGATTTAATTAAAAAATTAGATATAAAGATACCATTATTATTTGTTTATACAGAATATGATGAAAATTTAGAATTAAGTAAAATAAGAGAATTAATTGATGAAAGAAATAATAAAAATAATGTTAATTTATTATTTGATGAAAAACAAAATCCAAAAGATATTTATGATTTAACTAAAATAATGTTGATTCCTTCATTATGTGATGAAACTTTTTGCAGAGTTGCTTATGAATCTAAAATGAATAATATTCCTGTTATTAGTACATCTAATGGTAATTTAAAATATTTGTTAAAGAATTATGCTTTATTTATTGATTCTAATAAGTCATATGATTGGATTAAAAATATTGAAAATATTTATAATAAAAATATAAATATTAATAAAAATATAAATAAAAATATAAATAAAAATATAAATATTAATCAAAAAAATAATTCTTTAAATACTATAAATTTATATGAAAATAAAATTAAAAATAATGTTAATGAACTAATAAATGAAGCAGTTATTTCAAAATACAAGAAAAATCAAAAAAATATAGCAATTATTTGTCCTTGGGCAGACCAAGGATTGGGAATTCAGGCAAGAAGTTATTATAATAGTTTGAATAATTTAGATTATAATGTATATGTATTTTCATTTAAACCTTATCATGGCAATGAATCAAATAATTTTTTACAACATAATAAAGAGGAATGGGATTATGAAAATGTATATTATAGTCCAAATTTTAGAGAAAATATTGATGCTTTTGAAATCTTAAATTTTATTCATGATAATCATATATCAAAATTAATATTAATTGAAGCAAGTTTTGAACAAATATTTTCAATTCTTTCATTATTGAAATTGTGGAATATTAAAATATATTTAGTTGTAAATATAGAATGTGTTAAAATAAGTGAAATTAATAATCATTTATTATTTGATAAAATATTATGTAATAATTTTAATTCTTATTTTATTATGAATAACTTATTAAATAATAATGTACATAATTTAGGATTTCATTTAGATCACACTTTTTTTAATACTTTTGAGAAACCTATATTTGAACTCGCAAATACTAGAAAAATTAAATTTGTATGTTCTGGAGGATTAAATTCAATATCTCGTAAAAATATTGATGTAATATTTGATTCCTTTTTAGAAATATTTAATGAATTTGAAAGTATGAAAATAGAAATTGAATTAAATATATTGATTCAAAGTGTTGAATGTCCATCTAATTTACAAATTGAACATAACAATATTAATAAACAAATTAAATATTTGTCTTATACTGAAAATTTAGAATGTATTGGAAAAAATGATATTTTTATTCATTGCGGTGGTCAAGAAGGATTAGGATTAGGATTTTATGAAGCTTTATATTTAGGATTACCAATTGTCACATTAGACTGGACTCCAAATAATGAAATTATTAGAGAAAATTTTAATGGTTGGTTGGCAACTATTAATATAGATAAAGTATATGAAAATACTGAATGTTTAATCAATAGAGCATTAATAAATAAAGATGCATTTAAAAATAAAATCATTGATATAGCAAAAAATAAGGAAAATACAATTCATATTATAAATAATACCATTCATAATAGAGATTTTTTTATAAAAAAAAATAAAACTTCATTTGAAAAGAAATTACAATTATTTTTAGATTAATTATGTATTTAATTAAATGTAATTAAATGTATTTAATTAAATGTAATTAAATGTATTTATCGTCCATTCCATGTTTTTATTAAATCTAAATCAATATTTTCTATTTGATTTAAATATTCTTCAAATGTATATTCCCATTTAATATACTTTTTTATATTTCCATATATTGATTTTTGATTAAATAAATCTTCATTTAATAATGTACATAATACTGAAAAAATTCTTTCAAAATTCATTCTTTTTTGACGATTATCAATATTTTCTAACAATTTAAATATATTAAATTCTTTTTCTAATCTTTCAATAAATTCATATTTTATTATTGTCTGAACTCCAAAACATCCATTCCATTTTTGAGCGTCATAACATTCTTCTATTTTTTCAATTTTTTCATTTTTAAGTAATTTTATCATTAGCTTTTCATTATTTAAATCATTTGATTCATGTCCAAAATGCCATAAATAATATATAGAATCATTAAATTTTGAAAAATCAATATATTTATGTATAAAAACTGAATCATGAATTATAATACATTGTTCAAATAATTTATTTTTATATAAATAATAATAAGGTAATAATTCACCTCTTTGTTTATATTCTGATTGTATAATAAAAACATTTTCTAAATTTTCATGTGCATTGTCTTTATTATTTATATTTTCATTTTCTGATGTATTTAAATAAGAAGTATTACTGTTATCATCAATAATATAAATTTTATTTCTATAATATTTTCTAATATTTTCTACAGATTTTATCCATAATTTAGAATTTATTTCATTTGTTACATGTCTTAAAACAATAAATCCAAAAGTAGAATTTGGTTGATTGTAAGAATTAGGATTTTCAATTTCATCTATTTTTTTAAAAAAATTTTTATGATTTACATTTAATTTTTCATGTAAATAAAGTAAATATTCTTTGTTTTTATTCAAATAAGATTCTTTATTCTCTTTAATATCTAACAAAATAGAATTTAAATGGTCTAAATCATTAAAAATTATAAAATGATTGTGAAAAAAGTATAATTCTAAATGACTGTAATTTTTTATAAGTATTAAATTTTTTTGAATAATTAATTTATTTATTATTTTTTCTTCAATAAATTCATTGATAATAATTATATTATTCTCTAATCCATTTAATTGATTTTCATTTATAATCTTATAATCTTTATTACTTAATTCATTACTTAATTCATTACTTTTGTAAATATATATATTATTTATTTCATTTATTAAACAATCTTCTATGATAAATGGTTCATTTAATAATATCTTCTTATGCGGATAATCAATTAAGTTAATATAACTATTTGACAATAAAATAAAATTATTTTTTTTGTATTTATTTTGTAACTGATTTATATTCTTATAATTTTCAATAAAATAATAAATAACTTTATTGTATTTTGTATTTATAAAAATAAATAATTCTTCATCAAATATTTCGTAAAAAATATAAATATTTTCTTTATTATGATTATTGATAATATAATCTTTTATATTAATATGATTAATTAGTTTTATTTTAATGTTTAAATAATAAAATAATTTGTATAAATAATTAAAATTTTGATTAAAATCTTCATATTCAATAAATAATATAAACATAAATTTATATAGTAATATTTTTTTAAATCTTATATTTAATATTTATGGAATTATATTTTATTAATATTTGCAGTGAATGGTATTTTAATTTATATAATGAATATATTTTTAATTCAATTAAATTTATAAAAAATAAATTTAATTTAAATATATGTCAATTATTTATTGACGAAAATGAAGATTATATTAATAAATTTAAAGAAATTTATAATAATAAATATAAATATATATTTACAGGAAATATTGAAAAAATAAATATACTATATGATAAATATAGAAATAAAAAATTTTATTATTTAAATGTTGAGCAAATGTCAATGACATCTTATTTTGAAAATGTCAAACAATTAGATAAATATTTCAATATAATTGATTATAGTGAAGAAAATATTCCATTTTTAGAATCTTATTTTGAAAATGTTTATTTAATACCACCTTTTTATAATGATTTAGAAATAAATGTAAATTCTCAAAATATAAATCTAAATCTAAATCTAAATCAAAAAGACATAAATATTATTAGTTTGGCAAATAATGTATATAGAAATAATTTTTTAAAAAAAATAAATTCAAAATTTAATATAAAATGTATTGATAATATTTTTGGTGAAACAAGAGATAATCTTTTTAAAAGAACTAAAATTTATATTAATATTCATTCATCTGAAAATCATAAAACAATGGAATTAATTCGCATTATTAATTTATTAAAAAATAAAGTTATTGTTTTGTCTCAAAGTACAATATCTCCCGATTTATTAAAAGTTAGTAAATCCATTATTCTATTTCATAATATGGAACAATTAGAATATTTATTACAAGATATACTAAATAATTATAATTCTTATTATGAATATATGTTTAATCAAAATTTTATAAATTATGATGAATATGTTTATGAAAATATTAATAAAATTTTATTGTAATTAATATTATAATAAAATTTTATTGTAATTAATATTATAAAATTTTATGGTACTATTTAATATTTATTTACAATATTATTTACAATATTTGCCCAATTATTCCATTGATAATGTATCAAGGCTTTATTATATCCATTTATTTTTATTTGTTTATAATCATCATAATTGCTTAAAATAGTTTCAATATGTTTTATATAGTCCATATTTTGATGTATATATATATAATCTTCATCTTTTTTTAAATTTTGATTCAAATGACTATTTGTAATTAATAATCCTTTGCATCCTAATATTTGTGGAACGCGCTCACTAAAATATTCCTCATTTGAATTTATTTCATTTAATTCATTTATTATTGGATGAATTGATAAATTTATTTTTGAATTACTAAATACTAAATTAGCTTCATCATATTTAATAAATCCTTGATAACATTCTGGATATATATTTTTTAAATTTTCTGGTCCATATATATGAAATTTTATACTATTTCTTTTTTCGTATAATTTATTCACAATTTCAAAACGATTCAAATTTGTTGCTTCATTTGGAAATTCATTTTGATTATTATATAAATTTGTTAAAACAAAACTAACATCACAAGTATAATTTGTATTTTCAATATATTTTGATGCATTTTTATCAAATCCTGGTGGATTGTAATAAATTTTATATTTATATGGTTTATTATGAAAAAATATTTTTTCTTTTTCAAAACAAGTAAATATTGTATCCATTAAACTATAAATTTTTTTTTTGTTATCAATTAATGGTTTCCAATAATCTTGTATATTATATTTTTCATAATTATATAAAAAAGGATCCCAATTAAAAAATATATTTATTATATTTTTATTTAATGCCTGACTTAGTTCATCATATTGAATTGAATTATTCCACCATAAACAAATATCTATTTTATTATTTTTCATGGATTCTTTTAAATCTTGAATTAAATTTGGATTTTGGTCCATTTTGTATATTAAATAAGGAAAAAAGTGAATTTTATGGTTTAGTTGTTCAAGAGCTTTTGAAGCATATAAAAATCCATCTGCTAAATGACAATATCCAATTAATAAAATATTCATATTTAATTTAAAATGAATAAAAAAAAAAGATATAAAAAACGAATATTAAAATATAATATGAATACTATAATTTATGATTTTGGAATCATGCATTTATTAAGCTTTTTGTTTTATGAATTATTAACTTATTATCATATTGAATCTATATTTTTAGGAAATTTAGGATTTAATTTGACTCGTTCTGTTATTTGTGGTTCTTTAGCCTATACATCATATATTAATTTAAATAAAATTTATAATGATAAATGTTTATTAAATGAAAATTTTAATAATTATTTGATAATTTATCATCATAATTTTTTAAATTATTTTTATTATGATATTTTTGTTATGGCTTATCAAGTATATAAAAATATTAATAAAAAAATTAGATATGATTTATTATTTCATCATATATTAGCAATATTTGTATTGAACTTGATTGATTATAATAAAATGTATAATATAACAATATTAATAGGATTAAGTGAAGGAATGTCATTTGTTTCTGGATTTAAATTAATAAGTCATAAATTAAATGAAATTAAGATGAAAAAAATTTTTATATATATACGATTACTTTATTTAATTTTTATAAGATTAATATTTTTATGGCCTTCATTAATTTTATTTTACAATGATATAACAAATGAATGTGATAAATTTAAAAATAATAAAAATATAACATTATTATTATTTTTATTAAGTATGATTATATATAATGAATTTAAATGGATTCAAAGCGGATTAAAAGAAATAAAAAGAATTTAATTTATTTTTATTTTAATTATTTTAATTATTTTAATTATTTTAATTATTTTAATTATTAAAAATAAATTAAATAATTAAAAAATTAAAATAAATTTGTTGTGATTAAATTTTATAAATTTTATGATTATATAATATATGGAATACTTAATTACAGCTAGTATTTTAGGTTTAGGATATATTTATTCAAATGATAAAAAAAAATCACCTAAAACTTTTAAACAATCAAAAAAAAGTAAAATTTCTAATAGTCAAAAACCTTCTTCTTACAATTATTATAGCAATAATTCAGCATTTAATATTTTTCAAAATGAACAAAAATATGCTACTAAATTATTTGATAAATCTTTATATCCAAAAGATACAAATATAGTAACTCCTGGTCCTCCTTATCCAATTATAAATAATAAAGTAGATTATACTGATAAAACTTTACCTATTGAATTTAATTCAACAACTGATGTTCAAAATATTAATTTAACAAATATTGATAGTCCTGGTAGAAATATGCCTGATGGAATTGTTTCAAATAAAAGAGAACCAGAATCAGGTGGATTTCAAGGAATTTCTTTGACTGGAAATCAAATTGAACCTAATGACTTTACTCATAATAATATGCAGCCTTTTTTTGGAAGTACTATTAGACAAAATTTAGATGAATTTTCAACTAGAGGAATTATGGAAAATTTTACTGGAACAAATGATAATTACCAAAAAAAACAAGAAACTAAGCAATTTTTTCAACCTCAAAAAAATATGTCTAATGTTTATGGTTCTCAAAATTTAGATGGATATATGTTAGATAGATATAGTGTAAGTCGATATAGAGAAAATGAAACTCCTATTGAAAAAGTTTATGTGGGTCCTGGATTAAACAAAGGTTATACAAATGAAGGAAGTGGAGGTTTTCAACAAGCTGAAACAAGAGATTATATTACTCCTAAAACTACTGACGAAATTCGTGTTAAAACAAATCCAAAAATTAGTTATTACGGTAGAATCAATGCTGGTGAAAAAATATCAAAACCAACTAAAATTGGTACTGTTTATAAAAATAGACCAGATACATTTTATGTTCAAAATGCCGACAGACTCCTAACAACAACTGGACAAATTATTGCTCCTGAACAAAGACCTTGTATTATTAATAGATATACAAATAGAAAAACAACTGGTCTTAAATCTAGAGAAGGTCCAGCTGCTCCAACTCATGGAAGTGTTGCTCAAGTCCGTTCTAAATATAAAGTTTCTCATAAAGTAACTTATAAATATGATGACCCTGTGAATAAAACAAGTAATGATCAATGGAGTATATTAAACTTATTTTCATCAGCTCCAAATGATTATGGTAAGAAAAGTATTAGATTACGAAATAATAAAAAATTACCTGTTGAAAATAAAAATTATAAATTAAATTACAAATCTGAAACTGAAATGGGACCAAGTAGGTCGGAACAAAAAATTAAAAAACCTAAGAAATATTCTACTATTAAAAATAAAAGACAAGGAAATCTTAAAGGCGCTACAAATAATGTCATTTATGACCCTAATGATGTAGCAAGAACTACCATTAAAGAACAAAATATTGATAATAACTTTAGGTCAAATGTAAGTGTTGGAACAAGAGGAAATACAGTTTATGATCCTAATGATGTTACAAGAACAACTATTAAAGAACAAAATATTGATAATAATTTTAGATCAAATGCTTCTGTTAGTACAAGAGGTAATACAGTTTATGATCCAAATGATGTTACAAGAACAACTATTAAAGAACAAAATATTGATAATAACTTTAGGTCTAATGCTTCTGTTAGTACAAGAGGAAATACTGTTTATGACCCAAATGATGTTACAAGAACAACTATTAAAGAACAAAATATTGATAATAACTTTAGGTCTAATGCTTCTGTTAGTACAAGAGGAAATACAGTTTATGATCCAAATGATGTTACAAGAACAACTATTAAAGAACAAAATATTGATAATAACTTTAGATCAAATGCCTCTGTTAGTACAAGAGGTAATGTTGTTTATGATCCTGAAAATATAGCACGTACAACAATTAAAGAAACAAATATTGATAATAACAGAGAAGGTAATGTAGGAACAAGCAAAAGAGGAAATTATATTAAAAATAATGAAAAAGCAAAGAAAACAATTAAACAATCTACAATGGTTGAAGATGCTTTAGGTATGGCAAGTGAGCCAAGAAATGATGCTTATTTGAGCACTGATGTACAAGCAGTTGGTACTCAAAGAATGACTACAAGCGTTGAATATTTTGGTGATGCTGATGGTCCAGAATTAGGAGCTTATGATGTAACTGAAGTTGATGCTAAAAAGACTAAGAAACAAGAAACATCGGACATTGAATATACAGGAAATGCTGGAAATGATGGAAGAAATACTGCTCCTATGAGTTATTCTGATATATATAATTCTACAATTAAAGCTATAAGAGGAGACTTAGATGACGGTTATACACCAGGGGCTTCTGGTCCTAATAAAATAGTAAGTGGAAATGATATACATGCTACTACAAATAAATTGGGTGAAATTCAAAATCAATATTTGAATGAAAGAGGCACACAAGCTACTAAAATATATAATTCAATTCCACAAATAGAATTATCAAACATAACTCAAAATAAAGATACTGTTCCTAATCAACCTTTAGCTGATAGAATTAATCCTGATATGATTAAAGCATACCAAGAAAATCCATATACACAATCTTTGAAAAGTTGGGCTTAAATAAAAAAAAATTGTTGCATTTAAAAAGATAATTATTGGGCAATCATTTGGATGGTTGTCCATGGTCTACAAGCAAGGAGTATCTTCGGTTACACTTCAGGAGACCTGAAATATATCCAAAGTCGATATTGTATATAAATATCCCAAAAAGGGATATTGATGAAATAAATTTTGTATATAAAAGCGCCATTTGGTGTAAAAAGAGGTATAAAATTTTAATAAACTACTCTTTATAAAGTAAAAATAAATAAAATATAAAACAAATAAAAATATAAGAAATTATTAAATCATTTAAATAATTAGAATATTTAAAATAATTAATTTTAAATATTATTTTAGATTTTTTTAAAAAAATATATACATATATATTAGTAAATGAGTGGTTATTCTTTAAGTAACTCAGCACCAGTAAATAATCCTGGATATTATGATACTCCTATACATAATCAATATTCTAATCCTGAAAGAAATGGACCTTATAAACAATTAACCGGTAATCAATTTAATTCTTATATAGGAGATGAATTTAATTCCAATGAAAACAATTATGAAGTTTATCAAATGCAAAGTTATCCTTCTACTAATTTATTTGAAAGTTTTTCTAATCAAAATGACTATACGAATAATGATAATTCTCATTCTGGCTCACAATTAGTTATACAAGATCGTAATATAGAAATGTTTGAAAATGAATCTATTGATTCTCAACCTAATAGACTTGATATGAATAAAAAAATGAGAAATACACCTATAAATAGAAATCAAAACTTAATGGATAATCAACAACCTCAACGTCATCAACAACCTCAACGTCATCAACCTCATCAAAAAAGACAAAATATTACATATAATAATTTTTTGCCAAGACAGCCAGCAATTCAACGCAATGATTATTATTATGATTCACCAGGCTATTTAAATGTTGGTTCTATTCCAAATATTGCTGGTTTATATAATAATATTCAAAGACGTCCAGAAACTATTATTGTTAAAGAAGTAAATAATGATGCTAAAATAACAGATTATAATAGCGACGATGACGATGATGACGATGATTTAGATGATAGTATTCAAACTAAAAAATTAAATGATTTGAATGAAGTAAAAGAAACTAAAATATCTAATTTAAAAAGAAAATTAGAAAAAGGGAAAAAACTTAAAAAGAAAAAAAATAATATGATGTATTTAGTTATATTCTTATTAATTATTATTGTTGGTTTAATGTTATATATTATATTAAATCCAAAAGCAGCAAAAAAGGTTAGATTTTAAGTATTTACTTTTATTTATTTTTTATTAAAATAAATTTTTTATTAAAAAATATATTTTATTAAAATGAATTTAAATATAAATTATTAATAATTTTTATATTCATAATTTATTTTTTATATTTATAAATATGAGTGAAAATAATAAATTAATTGAAAATAATAAATTAATTGAAAATAAATACAAATCTCAAGAAAAAGAAGGTAAAAAAATATTAAAGAAAAATGAATTTTTTCAGGATTTTACAAGGTTAATGCGTAATTCTGAATTTAGAAATTTTTATAATCAATATTTTAAAGATTGGTCTGATATTCAAACCATGATTTTTTATATGAAAATGTATTCAACAATTGAAGAGATTTATTTTATAAAGTATCATGAGCACATAAGTGATGAATTAATGACTTATACTTTGCATAAAATTATAACAACAAATGAAACACGAAAAGTAGCTGTTGAATTATTTAAAGAATTTAAAGAAGATAATGAAACTAATATAAATAAAAAAAGGATTACTTCTTTTGAAGCTTTAATAGATTTTGAATCCAATAAAAAAATATTGTTATTGAAATAATCATTATTTATTTTAGTTTATTTTTATAAAAATTAGTTAATAGTTATGAATTTAATAGTAGTAATCCATAAATATGTTTAAAAAGATTTCACTTCATATTCAAAAATTTTATTTGTTTGATTTTTATTGTTTTCAAAATCATAAATCTTTTTTAAATATTCTATAAAATCATCTTTTTTTTCAAGTGGTCCTGTATAAGAATAATTAATCGAACATTTATTTTCATTTTGAACATGACCCATTTTTTTAACTGTCCATACTGAAGGTAATAATGGTTCAAAATCTTCAATAGACATGTAATTCAAATCATTCATATCTGATGTCAAATAATTAATATTCATAACAATTTTAGTTTGTTCTTTTTCAATATTTTGAAAATAATTTATTATTTCTGATACTTTTGTATTTAATTTAAAATCATTTGAATTTCCATTTGGTAATTCAATATTAATTCGTTTTTCACGTACATCATAATATATTATCCATTTCCATTTTTCTAAAATGTTTCCATCTAAATTTTGTTTCACAAATTCATCATCATGTCTTAAATAAATAATATCTATATTAGGATAATCATGCAAGAAATCAAAGCATTTTTGTGCTTTTTTTGTATATTTAGTAATACTATAAGGAATAACTAAAGCACCATCACCAAAATTGGAATCTGTACAGTAAATTATTTCATTATTTTTACCAATTATATAATGACTACTTCCACGAGAAGAACTAAACTGCATAGAATTTCCAAATTTGTAATATTTTGACTTTATGTCCTCAATTTTTTGTTTTAATAAAAATTCTTTTTTTTCTTCATTAGTTTCAATTTCATTTAATTGATCTTCAATTTCAGGATAATCACCATACGCAAGTAATTGATTTGTAAAAACTTCAAATTCATCTTCTTGAACATATTCTTTAATATGTTCATGTACATGATTATCAGAAGTTGATTCTGAATCAGACATTTCAGTTATAGAAATATTTTTTGATTGAAAATCATTAAAGTACATTAATTTTTGTTTTTTTAATTCTTCAAGATTATTTTCAGTTTTATCAATTCTTTCTTTTTGTTGTACATAAATATCATAAAGATTTTCATCTTTCATGATTTTTAGCAAATCGGCTTTTTTCTTATTTGAAAATCCTTTTTTGTTAAAAAATTTAAAGATGTCTTTGATTTCAGATAATTTAAGTTTTTCCATAATAAAAAGTTTTGATTATATTAATTTTTTTATAAAAATATTCAATTTTTAATTTTAAAATTTTAATATAAAAATATTATATTGTATATAAATATATGAAATTACAAAATGCTATAAATAAAGATGATATTTTAACTATTCAATTTGAATTTATAACTAATGAACAAATTAATGTAATAAAAAAATTAAATATTAATCCATTCTTATTTAAAAAATTAAGTAAAGATGAATATTTAGATAATCTTGTTAATGAATATGAAGATAGGATTAATCTTGGAAAAAATAAAAATAACCATATTAATGTAAATAAATTTTTATATAAAAATTTATTAAATATATATCAAACTGATTCTATAATATTTTTTGAAGTAGGAAATTTTTTTAATAAATTAGGTGATACTATTACTAAATATAAAGTTTATTTAGATCCTTTTGGTAGATTTATTTCTAATGGTATTTTAGAATGTTTATTATATAGAAATCATAATAAATTATATAGATCCACATTTATGAATTTAAGTGTTAATGAAATACAAACAGACAGTAAACAACCAATTCCAAATAAAAATATAGAAGAAGGTTTATCAGTTGGAAGAAGCTATCCACCTTATTATAGTAAAGGTGGAAAACCAAATAATAAATTAAGATTAATTGAAAGAAAATATATTCAAAATAAAAAAGAACATACAAAATCTTATTTATATAATGAAAAATTAGATTTATATTTTACTTCTGAAAAGATTGATGATAAAAATTATATTGATTTATTTTTTATACATTCAGGTGAAATATATCCACTAGAAAATATTCCTAAATATAGATAATTTTAATTAAAAAAATATATAAAAATGATTTTAAATATAAAATATTATTTATATTAAATAATATATTATGAAATCTTTATTTATTTTTAGAAGAGATTTCCGTCTTGTTGATAATATAGGACTCATACAAGCTTGCAAAAATAGTTCAGAAATATTACCTGTTTTTATTTTTACTCCTGAACAAACCAAAAATAATGATTTTTTTTCAAATGAAAGCTTTCAATTTTTAATAGAATCTTTAGAAGAATTAAATGAAGATTTAAATAAAAAATTACAAACAGAATTATATATACTTTATGATAATAATGTAAAAGCATTAAAAAAAATTAAAAAAGATTTTGATTATGAAGCTATTTATTTTAATGAAGATTATACACCTTATGCTAAAAAACGTGATTCTGAAATAGAATCTTATTGTAATTCAGAAAATATTCAATGTTGTAAAATAGAAGATTATTTATTAGCTCCTATGGGAACATTTTTAAAAAAAGATGAAACTTATTATGGAGTGTATGGCGCTTTTCGCAAAATAACAAAAAATTATAAAGTTGAAAAAGTAAGTGATTATAAATGTAATAAAAATAAATTTGTAAAAATAAAAAGTCCAAAGAAATTACAAGATTTTGATTCATTTTATGTTAAAAATGAAAATTTATTAATAAAAGGTGGTCGTTCAAGAGCACTAAAAAAATTAGTGAATGTTGAACTATATTCAAGTTATGAAAGCAATAGAGATATTTTAGATTACAATACAACTCATTTATCCGCATATATTAAATTTGGTTGTGTAAGCATTAGAGAAGTTTATTATGCATTTAAAGATAAATTTGGTGACAATTTTGGAATTATTAATCAGTTATATTGGCGTGAATTTTATTTTTATATAATCAATTATAATCCGCGATTGTTAAATGAAGGAGTAAGTCTTAAAGAAAAATATGATAATATTAAATGGAAAAATAATGCTAAATTTATTCAGGCATGGAAAGATGGAAAAACAGGATATCCTGCTGTTGATGCTGCTATGCGTCAATTAAATACTGAAGGATATATGCATAATAGAGGGCGTTTAATATCAAGTGCAATATTAATTAAAATATTACATTGTGATTGGAAAATTGGTGAAAAATATTTTGCTCAAAAATTAGTTGATTATGACCCAGCAGTAAATAATGGTAATTGGCAATGGAGTTCTGGTTCTGGTGCGGATAGTCAGCCTTATTTAAGAATATTTAATCCTTGGTTACAATCAAAGAAGTTTGATTTAAATTGTGTTTATATAAAAAAATGGATTCCTGAATTAAAAGATGTTCCAAATAAAGAAATTCATGAATGGGATAAACATTATAAAAAATATAAAAATATTGATTATAATGGTCCTATAAACGATTATAGTGAAGCGCGAAAAGAAACATTAGAAATGTATAAAAAAGGTATTTATTAAAATTATTTTATTATTATTAAGTATATGAGTTTTTTTGGATTCGGAGGACCTACTACACAAGGTCCAAATGTAATGTCAGGAACGAATCAAACCGGACAACAACTTGGACAACAACTTGGACAACAACCTGGACAACAAATGGGTCAAAATGGACAACAATCAGCTAATAATTCAGGAAAAAATAATTTAACTAAAATGTTATATTATCTTAATTATAAAAAAAATAATCAAAAAAATGTAAGTCAATTAAAACCAGGATTAGTTCCTGTTACCCAAGAATTATTACCAGCCCAATTAGAAATATTACAAAAATATAATATGGAAATTCCTCCTCAAATATATACTACTAGTGAAAGTTTAGGGACTAATTTAATTTACATGGGAAAAATATGGAATAAACCTGAACAACCTGGACAACAACCTGGACAACAACCTGGACAACAACCTGGACAACAACCTGGACAACAA